ATGTGCCTGTGCTTCAGCCTCTCTCCTATTCTCAGTATTGTATGCTTTTACTAACTCGTAGTCCCTGTATGGTGATGATGTTTGATAATGCTTCAGCCTATCCTGTGCGTCTACAGCCATGCCAATTTTACACCAGCTAGGGAAGGCGGGGTTGCGTATAATGTATACCTGACCTTGCTTGGATGATGTGTAGTTTTTAAGAGAACTGAAGGCTGCATCAGTAAATCCTTCATATCTTCCTGGCTTGTGCAGCGGATGAAACTTAGAAATATATTTCCCATCAACATACATATCAGTAAGATGGTTTCTAGCCGCACGCTTTTTACAATTCTCAGGATCATCTTTGTAGTAGTAAGGTTTACCTGTTCGCGGGTTAATGGGTTTCTGACCAGTTGTTTCCGACATCACCATTCACCACACCCCGCTTCTCTACAGTTAGGCCAATTAGGACATCCTAAATGATCATCTTCATTGTAAGTATCAGTCTCATAAACATCGACGGTGTTAACTACGTCTTCATGATATAGTAAGTTACTGCTCCCATAAGACAACCAGACTCCTGTTTCATTTGGAGTGTTAAACCCCTGCTCAAACTGACCATCAAAGAAAGCTATATCAACTTCAGCAGGATCAGCGTTTATCCAAAGAGTTCTTTTTGTAGAGTGCGATAGTCTTCCTGCGGGTTCGTACTGTATACTTAGACCGTCTTCAAAGGATGCATAAAATCCCATACTTTCTTCATCATTACAGATACTTTTTAGTTTTATTCTATCAGTGTGTCTCTGACCAGTTGTTTCCGACATTGTATTCTCCGTCTAGTGGGCAATTAAGGTCAAGGTATTCTCCAGCATCTACGATAGCCGATACACCTATCTCACCTACACGATCAGCATCTTTCTCAAGAACCTCAAGCTGCCACTCATCATGTACGTTACATACAAAGTGAGCGTCCAAGCCTTCCTTCTCAAGCTCATCGTTGAACAGCACCAAGGCTTGCTTCATAACAATAGCACCAGCACCTTGTAATAAAGTGTTAAGTGCTGAATGTTCTGAGCGTACAAATAGCTTACGACCATCTAACCCTTTGAGGTAGCCTCGACCTGCCGCTCTCGCAACTTTGTTTTTGAGATTTGTAAATGCTGGAAGATTATCAAAGAAAGATTTTCTAAGTCCCTGACCAACTGCTCTGCCTCCTCCAGCCACGCTTCCAAGCTTTTCATCTCCTGCTCCGTATAAGAGTGCATAGATGAATGTCTTAGCCTGATTTCTTGATTCAAGTCCCGCAAGTTTTTGATTAGCGGTGTGTACATCTCCGTTAATGATTTCATTAGTATAGTCCTCGTCTTCCATATAGTGAGCAAGCATCCTAAGTTCCAAGCCACTAGCGTCTATACCCACCAGTTTGTATCCCTTTGGTACAGTCCAGCAAGCTCTACAGTCCTCTCCATATGGTGAACTAGAACTGGGTACTTGAGCCATGTTAGGTTCACGATGAGTCATGCGCCCCGTTATAGTACCGTTAGGTATTACAAAGCCATGCACTCTAACATCCTCTCCAACAGATTTTATCCAAGATTTTATCTGTGCCTCACGTTTCTGGTACATCAGATAGTCTTTGATTAGTTCTGCTTCAGGTATACCTTTGATATCAGACAGGGTTTTCTCGTTAACAACTGGCCTACCATTGACAGTAAACTGTGTAGGCTTCCAGCCAAACGAGACTAGATACTCACCAACTTGCTTCCTAGATCCTATGTTAAAGTCTACTGTCGTAGTCCTAGTTGTAGAAAACACAGCAGGTTGTGACAAGTGTGCATACTCTTCATCAGTAAGCCTAACGCCTTTACCTGATGGTGTGTCCCAGCTACCTGTTTTAGCAACAGAGCCACTAGCATTTTCTCTGCGATAAATAAGACGCTCATCCATCTTAGGTCTGAACACCTTACCTACTGCCTTCTCTGTCTCTGCCATCTTCTCACGCATCAAGGCCAGAAGCATTGTCGCCTTGTACTCATCGAAGTAAAAGCCATGCTGCTCCTGCTTCTTGAGTATCTGAGCTACTTCTTCTTCAAGCGCCATACACTCAGGGCTAAACCCTACACCTTCTTTCTGTAATGCTTTATATACTTTCACGTTAACAGCTACGTCACGCTTACAGTACTCAAGCATATCATCTGAGTATGAATCAAACTCTTTAAACTCAATCTTAGCCAGACCTAGTTTAGCTCCCCATACTGCAAGGCTGTGACCGCCTTCACGTACAGGATTAAAAAGCCTGGAATATACAAGAGTGTCTATTAGTTTCTGACATCCTAGTTTAAAAGAAGTTAGATTCTCAAGCACTGGTATGTCAAAGCCAATGATGTTATGTCCTGAAAGCTGCTCAGCCTTATTCAAAAGCTTAACACCTTCCTCAATATCATCAGGGCCATACGACCATACCTGACCTGTATCTACTTCTTGTGCTACTAGGCACCATATCTTAGTGGCATCTAAGCCATCAGTTTCTATGTCAAATAACAACTTCATTCAAAAGCCAACCCTGCTTCCGCTTCAAAAGCTATATCAGTATCGTCAACTTCTCTAAGTCTACCAGTATCTTTGTCATACTGTAGGTAGGTAGCGATACCAACATCGCCTGTGTACCTAGACTTCAAGATACGGACACGGGTAGTAGAGGCCACCACTGGATCATCAGCCTGTTGATTACGTTCAAGAGTTATAACGCAATCGGATATCTGTGCAATGGATTGACTGCCTCTGATGTGGCTCAGATCTGTCTCTGCACCCTTCTCATGGCCTTTGTTACCATCTATACGTCTTAGGTGTGACACCAGTATAAGACCTGCTCCTGTCTCTTCAGCGAGGCTACGTAACCTAATCATAATAGAGTCAATGGAGCGCCGTTCATCGCCTTCAAGCGTAGCAGATACCATCATGTGTAGGTGATCTATCACTACCCACTTACACTCACAGCCCACGATCATATACCGTAGCTTTGAAAAGATACCTTCAATGTCATTGGAGCCGAAGTGTGCGTGTATCCAAACCCTATCCTGATTGTCGTTGTCTACAAATAGATCATCAAAGAGAATGTCTAGCTCTTCTCTTGAATGTTCTTCACGTATACGATCAATGTGCAACTTAGCATTAGCTTCGACAGAAAGGATACCATCAACAGTCCTAGTCCAATCTTCTTCAAGAGCTACGATGCCTATGTTGTCATCAGTCTGCTTTATAAGCCAGTGTTCTAGTTCGCGTGTAACACTAGACTTACCTAAGCCTGTGCCACCTGAAAGTAGTACTAGCTCGCCCTGACGTAAGCCTTCTAGCTTCTTGTTCAAGCCTTCCCAAGGATACGGAATGGACTTCTTCTTAACCCTGTTGTGGAACTTGTCTTTGTTCTCACTGACATTCATCACGCCGCTAGGTGTATAAGTCTTAGCGTTCCACCAAGAATTCACATAGGCACCATGCTGATTATGCCGCAGCATATCGTTAGCATCTTTGTGACCATCAGGCATGACCATGATCTTAGCCTTGTTAGGCTTGAGTAGTCTGGCTACTTTCTTCGCAGCCTCCTGTCCAGGTTTATCAGCATCAAAGCAGATGATGATGTTGTCGAATCTTTCAAGGAACTCTATCTGATTCTTAACATCTTTCTCTGCGCCTTGTGCGCCGTTCTTGACTGAGACAACGGGCCATTTAGAGCCTAGCAATTCGTATGCAGCCATAGCGTCACACTCACCTTCAGTAAGTGTAATGTACTTGCCGCCTTTATCACCAACAGTCTGCTGTCCAAACAAACCACAGTCAGAGATAGGGCCAGCCGCAGTAAAACCTTTAACATCTACGATGCGTGTCTTGTATGCGACTTCCTCAGAGCCGTTGTAGTATGGATAGAAATGGCGTGTAGTGTCTCCGTTGTTGTTATGTGTAGACCTAACACCATACTTCTTAGCTGTGGCTAGGGTTATTCCACGATCCTTCAGCGCATAAAAGTCTCCTTCTCTAATCGTTACGCTGTCTTTAACAAGCCTTGGAGTAGTTTCCATAGCTTCTCCCGTATAGTTTCTAATGTATGTACCACATGAGAAACAATGTGCGCTGCCATCTGCATTAACGCCTAAGCATTCTCTGTGATTACAAGCTGGGCAGTCTTTGTGTGTTTCTACAAAAGACATTGAACCTCCTAAAAATAAGGGGCTTTTACAGCCCCCTTTCAGATTTAAGTTTCTTCATTATTGGTTTCAAATAAATCAGGTTCAGCTGCCGCCTCATCGACCAGCATATCCTCGGT